GGGTCCGCAACCATCCACGCACGCTGTATCGTATTGTCCTCTTGCGCTCGGGATCGGTGAAACACTGCACCACCAGGGCACTCCTCGAAATATCTCATAATCCGCTGAGAAAAGGCACGCGGACGCAAATACGCCAAGTCGCGTGTTCCGTGAAGCCAAAGCCGTGCAAGGTCATACAGCGTGCGGAACCTGCCCCTACCTCCTTGCATAACAGTATCTCGTACTCTCTGCTCTTCTTCCGCATCCCCCGGCATGTCGTCAAACAACCACTCGCCGAACATGTACAAGAACTCTTGCTCGATGGTCAGGTTTTGCCGCTTCTGAGCCTTCAGCTCTTCGGTGACGGGTACGGTGCGAAGATCGGACACGACCGTCCAATGGCGCATATCCCACAACAAATCGCCGCCTTCACACTTTGCCACACGTGCGAAATAGTCTTTGTTCTGTTTACGTCCTTCCCAAGTGCGGACGATACAGTAGCGCCGTTCGTCCAAATCTGCTGGAATAACCCAGTCGTTGTTACTGGAACCGTATAGCCGCAGGTGGTTTTGTACCGAATACTTGTCCACGCCTTTTTTCTCGATGAGGAACATATCTTCAGTAACGAGTGTTTTCAATACGCCCGCCGTCTCTTTATCGCCTCCGTATGTAGCCTCGTCCGCGTAAACGAGCAGAGCGCATTCGAGATGCGCATTGAACCGTCCTACGAGATCACGCAGGTTGTTCACATGCACGAAATGTTCTTGCATGATCTGACCGATAGGCTTGATGAATAAGCCCTTGCCGGTTCCTTGGCCGCCGATGGTGATAAGCGCTGTACCGGGCCGATCTGCTGGAGATTGGATGAGATTCGCCACCCAATCGACAATCCACCGGCATAGGTCTATCTCGAACATGGCGAGGTTTTCATACGCGCTGCGAAGCCACCAGAGGAGACCTATCGGTTCTTCCACCCCGCATGTCCAGTCCTTGTACTCCTCCGACTTGACCGTTTTGTACCCGTCCTGGTTGAAGAACCAGTCAACGCATCCTTTACCGCCACACGCTTCGCCCTTGCACGGTCTATCGGACGGCTTGGTTTCTTTGCATCCGTAGCCGCGAAAGATGTTGAAAAACCAACTGTCGCCGATGCGTACATCTTTTGTTTTTATATCCGGTCTGAACGTGACGCCTTCGTAATCACGACGATTCGGCCATTCAAGCCACGCGCCGGCTACATCGACACGTTTCGGCACGCCCTTCTTCCACTGATAGACCTTATACTTGTTGCACTTCAGGTGCAGTTGCGAGACCGGCATGTGTTCGAGAATCCAGTGCTTCTGGTCGCCTACCCACGGGACTTGCTTTTCATAGATCAGCCGTGGCTTGCCGCCTTGAAAGAGGATAGCGTATTTTTCATTCAGCTCCCTGAGCACGTCTTCGAGTTCGTGCTGTGTGTCATCTTCCGTGGCCGCGTCGAACCGCTCCTTGATTTCTCCGAGTCCTATGGAGTCGCCACGGGCTTTACGGATTCGCTTGAGCGCATCGAAAAGCTGCGTACGTTCGGTTTTGGAAATTTCGTTGGTACTCATGATCTTCATCCAGTCTGATCCAAGTTTTTCGGTTAATGTAACATCATCCATCGCCTCGATCATTCTTGATATGCTTGGAAAATCGTACTCGATGTTCATGGTGTAGCCGCCATGAACGAACGAGTGCAGGATGAGGCTTCCATCTGAATTATAATAGATTTGGCATTTACAGCGACCTTTGTCGGGGCGGAACGGGTCAGCGCATGTTTTCAGGTGGTAGGTTTGAGGGTCCAGTTTTACCTTCCACGCTTCTACTTGCGTGCCGTCGTCGAAGTAAAGGACTACAGAACCAGGCAGCACCATCCGCTGCATCTTTTCGAGCGTGCGTTCAGCAGCAGCGCGTGAGACGTTATCGCGCTGCATGATGGTGGAGACAGCTTTCTGGACGGCTTCGGCAAGAGATTCTTTGGTCTCCTTGCTGTTTCGTGCCGCCAGCTTGTTCGCTTCCGCTTGTTCCAGCTGCTCGTCTGAAATATAAAAGTTAGGCTCCCCTGCGCCGGCAGGCTCGAAAAAGATTGGTTTGCCGCGCCTTTGAGTAAGGTTTTGTGCGGTAGCCGCGCCAGAGATAAAATCGAGCCTGTTACGGGACAGGACTGTGGTGTCGATATAGGTACGTTCGAGAAGGGTTGCGGCGCGGGAAGTCTTGAAGTAGCCGTGGCCTTTGGCCCAAAGTGTTGTCTGAATGTACGTCTTTACGTCATCGAGCGTCCAGTTGAGCGGCAGGATGAAGTAAATATGGACGCCGGTGAGTCCGCGAAGGCAGTTGCCTTTGTTGTCAAAGATAAGCGCTCCGGCGGAAGGGTAGGAGACGCAGCCGCTGGAGAGTTTGGCTAACTCTGGTAAATCATTGAAAATTTTGGCAACGATAGCGCTTTGAGTGACTTCCAGCCACTGTTGCAAAGCGTTATCGTCGAGGCCTGGCGGAGGTATCAGGTCGTCGAGGTCGCCAAGGCCAAGGCGCGCCATGTCGTCGATGTCGATATAGAAAAGGTTTCCATCGACTTCTGTGCACGTCTCCGAGTGCAGCACGAAGTTTTCGACACTGCGGGCAATGGCATCCTTGACCGTTTTTTCTTTCAGTCTTGTCGTTATGTTGCCTTCGGCGAGCGGTCTGCCGTTGCCGTTCGTGCGCTTGCAGACGACGTTCGAGATTGCGTCGTGGAGCGTAAGTGTTTGAAGATATTGGGGGAAATCTGACCAATATATCTGCTCGGTGTAGAATTTTCCTTCGTAGAGTGCTGGTTCCTGCTCTTTGACGAGCTTGCCCTCTACCTGGCGGAATTTCTTGCAGAGCAGTCCTGCTTCATTGTGGAAACGTGTGAATTTGATTCGCATTGGCACTGCTCCCGCATTACGGTTGCTCTTCTACGTGGATTCCATCGGGCCAGTCGAGGAAACTTACCTGACCGTCCGTGGCGTGGTGAATTTTCCGGGCGAGTTTGAAGGTTATCCGCTCGGGGTGGCGGATGATGCGGGACAGCGTTGGTTCGGTGATACCTGTACGGCGGGCGAATTCGCGCTGTGGCATTTTGTGTAGATGCAAATAGTCTTTAAGCAGCATGGTGACCTCCTGTGTTTTGATAGGGCACCAGCGTAGCCCGGATCTTTGGGCGTGTCAACAGAAAAATTTCAAAATTTGAAAATTATGCGCCCTGGTCTTTGCGGGCGAGAGCTTCTTCGTAGGCTTCGAGGAAGACTTCGGCTATGTCCGGGAATTTGGCGAGCGTGTCGGTGAGTGTTTGTTCGATTAGTTTTACGCGCTCGATATTGTACAGCTCTGACTGAAGCTTGACCAGTTTGCTGAGCAAAGTTGTGCAAGCGTTTTGCAGCGCTGCGACTTTTTGCGGTTCGGTGAGAAATTGCGCGCGCACATCGTCGAGCATGTCACGGGTTTCCTGGTATTCCCGTATCAACTCTTCGTGCAGATTCAGTGTCTTGCCGTCTTGAAGCGTGTCATTGATAGCGTCGCGTATGGCCCGGAGTTGGTCCGGGGTGTATTTGGATAGATCAAGCTCTAACATGGTTGCTCTTCTTGTTGAGATTGATTGAAGTGGCGAGGAATGGCAGCGTCATCGGCTGTTGCGACATACCGCGCATGAGGTGTGCGATGGCGAGATACACAAGCGCGAAGAAGTAGTGGTCCTGGCCTTTTGCGCTTTTGCGCCAGACGTACTCTTCGTCGCCGAATTTGTTGACCATTTTGATCCGTTTTGGGTCGGTCAATTGGTCGATGATGGTTGCTTTTTCCGGGCAGTTTCTGAATTTTATCTTTCCCGCTCTCAGCATGTTTACAATATAGTCCATTGCGCGGTTGCGAGCAATGCTGACTTGCCGCATACCATACAGGGCTTTCTCTTCGTCTTCCTCTACGTATTTATAGGTGTAGAGTTCGACGTTTTTGGATGTTGTGAACACTGCCGCCCAAAGGTTGTGATCGAGGTCTTGGAGCGACATAACGAGGTCGGTATAGGGAAATGCGTCCATGACGGAACAGATTATGCCGTACTGGGCGCAGAGTTCCGAGTAGCGGGTTTTGAGCTTGCGTAGCGGAATTCGTTCGGCATGCTCGACGAGTATGGAGTTGTCGATGGGGTTTACGGTGCCGACGAAGCATGCGCAGGTGCCGCCAAGGTCGATTCCCATGATGCGTAGGCCTGTGGAAGCTGTTTCGGTGTTGATGAATAGGTTCTCGATCTCACTTTTGCTGAGTGCGTTCTCTGCCGCGTCATGGGATTCGCCGAGGCCGAAGTTGATGAAGTCCGCGTAGTCTTTATAGGAAACGGCCATGCGTAAGAGGTCTGCTGGTTCGATGAACGCCGGAGCGGAAAAAGGTGTGATGTGAAAACCTGCTGCTTCCGAGTTGCTGTCTGGGTTTTCACACACCCATTTGCGATATTTGATGTCCTGATCGACCGGTTTGTGACACTTCGGGCATTGCAGATACGCTGTCCGTATGTCATAACGGTCCAGAATGTGTTTGTTCAGGAAGTTTATGGTCCGTATATCCTTGGGGTTCGGACCGTTGTTGAAACCTGGCAAAATGATGTGCTTGAAGTAGTCTGGTTTGAACCAGTGATTGCAGTGGCAGCACTTTTGGAGTTCGACGTGCTTCTTCGAGTTGTCGTAGGCGGCAGAGATTCCGTAGCCGGTGACGGTAGGTGTGGACAGTTTTATCTCCAGTTTGTGTGGAGAGTGGGTGAGGCGGCTGGTGAATTGTGTCAGAATTTCCTCGTTTTCAGCGAAGTCCATTTCATCAATGGTTATTGCGTCCGCAGGTACGGAGATGGCCTGAGCACTCCTGCTTGCGCCTTTGAAATAGACAAATGAGTTGTTGACGAACCGCTTTAGGAGAGATGAGTCAGAACCTGGGTAGATGGCGTTTCTGATGTTTGGCGATTCGTCGATAATGGGGTCAACACGGCCTTTTGCAAACTGCTGGGAGAAAATACCAGACGGCAGAATGTAAAGTACGGTAACCCCATTGTGCAGGTTGCAAAAGGCGAGGGTGAAACTTACCGCCCAGATTGACATACCAATCTGCGAGCACTTTTTGAACACCTTTACCCGGCTTTTGTAGTCCATGATGAATTTCTGGTATTCGTGCCCCTTGAATGAGAACGGTCTGCCGTGCAGCATGACATTTTGCAGCACCCATTCGGAGTACGTAGTGACCCCTGTTTCTTTCAGGACTTGGGTGCGGAGGCGGCTGATATGTGCTTTGAGCATAGGGTGCATAAGTATCTCCTTGTCTGATTTCGATATATTTCTAGCATTTTTTTATGGAAAGTGCAATTTTTTGTTGCATCGTCGCCATCTTTTGTGTTAAAAGAAAGATAAAACTTTGAATACTTGGGGAGTTATGGGCTTACTAAGCAAAATTCGCAGTTGGTTCAGCGCGGCGGAAGACGTTTCGCAACCGTTGCCGGCAATGCAAAAAGCTGGCGGTGTGGCGTTGCCGTCTTTCTTGCAGTCGGCGAAGCCTGGTGAGGGGGCGTTGCCGGCGCAAGACCTTCAGTTGGCTAATACTGATATAACGTCACTGCGTTACGAGCGCAAGACGTGGGACTCGATCAACAAATTCATTAAGGCGTCCCCTGATCTCGGTGCTGCTGTGTCGGCCGCGATTCGAATGGCGATCAGTCAGCGATATAAGGTGATCGCCAGGGAACTTGACGGTAAGATCAGTGTCGAGGGGACGAAACTGGCGCAACAGTTTGTGCGGCGGTTCAACCTGTTGAACGCGATGCCGAAGCAGACGTTTCGGTATCCCACAATTCGTGCGCTTTCTGAGGCTTTGGCTCGTGAGCTTTTGGCTTACGGGTCGTGTTCGGCAGAGCTTGTCCTGGGTAAGAATCGTGTACCTGAAGGTATTGTAGGCGTTTCGACTACGAAGATTCAGTTTAAGTCGGACGGAAAGCGGCTGATTCCGTTTCAGAAGGTTGGTTCCGAGGAAATTTCTTTGGATATACCAACCTTTTTTTATACGTCACTCGATCAGGATTTGACGCAGGCGTACTCCGATTCTCCTGTGCAAGCGGCATTACAGCCGATTATTGCCGCACAGGATTTTATGAACGATCTTCGGAAGATATTCAAACGGGCGATTCATCCGAGGCAGGCGGCGGAGATTAAAACCGAAGAGTGGAAGAAGTATGTGCCTGCTGAGGTTTTGCATGATCCTGATAAGTTTGCCGCCTATATGGAAAGTACGACCAGCGATCTGGAGAATAAACTGAACGGTCTTGCGCCTGAGGAAGCCCTGGTCTATTTTGATTTGATCAAATTTCATATGTTGACGACGAAAGATTTGGCTCTTTCGGATGAGTATAAGACGCTTTCTGATATTCTGACGAGTAAACAGGCTGCGGGCGCGAAGACACTCCCGGCAATCATCGGGCATAGCTCAGGGGGTCTCAATACGGCATCGACTGAGGCCATGTTGTTCGTGAAAACTGTCGAAGGCGCTGTTCAGGGTAAGCTGAACGACCTTTTTAGCCGTATTTTCACGATGGCGCTTCGGCTGATGGGGATGGATGTTGTAGCCGAATTTGCCTTCGAGCCTGTGAATCTGCGGCCCGAAACTGAACTTGAAGCGTTCTACGCGATGAAACAGTCCCGTGTGCTTGAGCTGCTGTCTCTTGGCCTTATCAGCGACGAAGAGGCGAGCATCGAATTGACTGGGACGCTGCCTGAAGCTGGTGCACCTGGGCTTTCTGGTACGTTTTTTACGTTTAACAAGGCGAATGTGGAGAATCCGAACTCGAATACGTCGGCGTTGAATCGGACGCTGAAGCCGGATACGCCGCAGGAACCCAAATCGCAGAATCAAGGTAAGTAATAATGACTATTCCTGTTTTTTGGTGCGGAACGGACGAGTCTCTTCGAGAATATCAGCAGATTTTGGAGCGTTTTCAGGCTGCGAAGCCTGCTGATTTCGGTGTGCAGGCATTGGTAGTAGATGATGAGTCGCCAAAAGCTGGTGCTGTACAAGGACCACGACTCTTCTCTCGTCTTTCTGACGGGATTGGCGTAATTCAGATTGAAGGGCTTATTACCAACAAGGTTTCTTGGTGGAATGCCTTTGCGGGTTTGACAGCTTATCAGGAGGTTCGTGAGGCGTTGGCGTATGCCGCTGCGGATAGTTCGGTAAGTGAAATTTTGCTTCTTATTCGTTCTCCTGGTGGTGTTGTTGCCGGATTGTCTGATACGGCTGAAATGATACGACGGGTTCGTGCCGTTAAGCCGATTATCGCTTTTACTGATGCTGAAATGGCGTCTGCTGCGTACTGGTTGGCTTCACCGGCTAAACGTATATATGCGTCTCAGGATGCTGTTGTCGGAAGTTTGGGAACCGTTCGTGTACATTTTGACTACACGGGCCAGATGGAGCAGGATGGCGTAAAAGCAACTATTTTCCGTTCTGGTCCTAAGAAGTTTATCGGGAACCCCTATGAAAAGTTGTCTTCGACTGCAAAAGATGATATACAGGCCAAGATTGACTATATGGCTGGTGTGTTTATTGATTTTGTAGCCGAACAGCGCGGCGTATCTGCAAAATCCTTGTGGGACCTTGACGGCGGCACATTTATTGGTACTCAAGCCTTGGAAAAGCGGCTTGTTGATGATATACTGCTTTTTGACGATGTTGTTGGTAAACTACAACGGCGTATTGCTAGGCGGAGAAAGCGTAATGGAGGGTTCAACATGAAGAAGACTTATGCTGTGACGGCCAAATCTTTGGCCGCCCTTGCTGAGCAGATTGCGGCGGGGAAATCGCTCGAAGATGCTGTGGGGGCTCTGGATGTTCCTGACGATGTGAAGGAGTCTTTGATGAATGCTACGAATGCCGATGAGCCGCCGCAGGATTCTGATCCTTCTGCTACTGAGCCTGATGCTGGTGAAGACGGTACTGCGACTACTCCGGCTGTGTCGGCTGACGGTTCGGTTGATGATTCGGTTGATGCCGGTGATAGCCCGGATTCCGGCGGGCCTGTCAATCCGGTGGCTCTGCTGAAGGAGCAGTTGAAGGAGAAGGATGCGGAGTTGATTGAGGCGAAAATCGAACTTCGCGAGCTTCAGGCGCGGGTTGATGGGTATAGCGAGCTTGAGGCGAAGATGAAGGAGATTATCGTCAACGAGGTCGCTGGTATGCAGGTAGCGTTGGGTGTGCCGGTCAATAAGGAGCTTGCCCAGAAGCCTCCCGAGCATATTGTAACCCTGTATGAGGAGACGTTGAGTGCGTACACGGAGGCATTTCCTATTGGGCGGCAGTCCAGAGAGGATGCTGATGATGCGACACCGACGGCATCTGGCGATGGTCCGAAAGTGACGCGGCTTGATCTGGCGCGTTTGCAGTCGGTAAAGGTCGGTAAGTAAGGCGAGGTAACAAGAACAATAAGAGAGGTTGAATCATGGCTAAGTTCAAATTTACGGAAGAGATTCTCAACGGTTCTCGGATCGCGGCTCGTCTTGGGTCGGATACGAAGACGAATGGCGGTAACCTGACTGACGCTGAAGTTGGGAAACTGTGCAAACTTGCCGGTGATTCCCGGTATGACCTGTGTGCTGTCGGTGACAAGATCGGTGGTCGGATTGTTGGTGTGGAATCTGCTACTGTTGACGACTACTCGATCGGAACTGTGCAGTTGAGCGGCCGCATTGTGTGTACCTGTGAAGGTGATGAGGCGACTGGTACTGGGACGATTGCTGTTGGCGATTACGTTGTTGCCGGTGCTCCGGTGGCGAAGGGTACTGCACTTGGTTCTGCTGAGTATCCGAAGGTTCGGAAGGCTACGAACCAGCCTGGTGCCGCGATCGACGTTGGCTCGACTGTTGATCAGACTTCGGTCAATGCTGCGCTTGCGAAGGCTGTTGATCAGACGCTCAATGCCGCTACCGGTTGGAAGGTTGTGTCCGTGGGTACGGACGGGTCGGTCGGCGATACTTGTGTTATTGAGCGTGTGGACTACAATCTGTCTGAGTAATACTAAACAAGAAGAGGTGTGATTATGCCCCGTTACATTGATCAGGATGGGAATGTTCAGGAGGTTCAGCTTGATGCTGGACTGTACAAGGCTGCGTTGGATAGTGGCCTGACGGTTCCGCAGTTTATCAACCGGAAGTACCCGACGCATCCGAAGGCCGAAGCGACGACCTTTGAGCAGATGTGTGCTGATGTCGGTCTGATTCTGGCTGCCAATCAGGAGTTTGGTCTGCGGTCTCCGACTCTGGCTCAGGTGTTCGATGGTACTGCGGAAATTAACGCCGGTGTTGTGGTTAAGGAGGCTGACCCGGCTTCTCGGATTATGTTTCCGGCGGTCATTCTGGAGATGATTGAGAACAAGCTCCAGGTTGATCGGACCACCGATCCGACCAATTTTAATCGGATGCTTGCTCTTGATACGTCTGTTACCCAGGATCGGGTTGAGCGTCCGGTGATCAATTATGAAAAGGTTGAGAAGGCTCGTGCGAAGGCTATCACTCAGCTTGCCAAGCCGACTGCGATGATGAGCATCACCGTGTCGGATACCGCACGTGCTGTGCCGACCTTCTCCATCGGTCTGGAGATTTCCGATCAGGCTCTCCGGGCTTCTACTCTCGATCTGGTAGAGTTGGCTGTACGGCGGCAGGCGCTGGTGGAGCGTGCCGCGTTGACCAATGAGTACCTGCTTGCTCTGCTTCAGGGCGACGTTGATATGGGTGACGCTGCGCTGCCGCAGGTGAAAGCGAACACCTTCGATTCCAGCATCACTACTGCCGGTACTCTGACGAAGACGGCTATTGTGAAGTGGCTGCTGTCGGCTCCGTACACTCGGAAGATCGACTGGATCGTCACTGACCTTGATGGTCTGCTGGCTTTCGAGAAGGCTCTGGAGAACACCAACACGAACCAGCACATTTTGACTGGTCTGGTGCCGGAGATGTCGGTGGTGAACCGGATGATCGAACGGCTGAACTTCTTCGTGATGCCTGGTGATTCCGGTTGGCCTGCCAATACGCTGATGGGTCTGGACAGCTCTGCTGCGATTCAGCGGATTCGGAATAGCGCGGCTGCGTACAGTGCGGTTGAGGAGTTCGTGCTTCGTCGTTCGCGGGCGCTGCGGTTCGATTTTGCCGAGATCGTGTTCCGGCTGTTTGACGATGCTTTCAGCGTTCTGTCCCTGAC